TTATCGCTCCACGGCGCGCACCCGCTGAGCATTTGCCCCCACAACTCAATAGCGTTGTACATTTCGCTTGATAGGTTTGTGTCAATGCATGTAATTTCCTTTAGTGAAAAGTTGTGAAACAATCCAAAGATATTCATAAAAAAGCCCCTTATTCGTTCAAACATTATATTTCCTCTGCCTATATAGTCATTTACTCGCCAGCATGCCGCCATACACACTCTAAGGCGTAGCGCACTGTGTCTATTCCGTGGTCGGGCTGTCCGTCGGGGTAGCCTGCCATTATTTCGCCTGTTCGCTTGTCTATTTCGTGCTCGTATAGCGTGAACTCGTCCGCAATTCTCGGGCAGCGGCGCGGATCTATTACAATCTTTTTCAAGCCTTGCAGCCACTTAAAGGAAGTGTCGCGGCTGCCGATTCCCTTAATAGCGCCCCGCACGTCGCCGCCCCAGCTTCTAAAGTCCGCCACGCTTTTAGGCTCCGCGCTGTCCGCCGTTATGCGGTCTGTCGCTATGTTCATGTGCATTGCTTCCATGTGCTCGCTTAAATCTTGGAACGCTTCATAATTGGCGCGCTTGTTCAAATACATTTCGTCAAAAATATAAAGCTCTTGCTTTGCCGCGTTGTACGACGATGTGGAAAAGGCGAACGGGTCGGGATAATATCCCCAGTCTATGCCGCGGTAAAGAAAATCAAACGCCGCTATTTCTTCGTCGGTAATTTCCCGCAATTCCACGTTTTCAAATATGTTTTGCCCCGAACCCGTGACAAGTCCTAGATAAATGTTTTCATACGCTCTTTTGTTTGTGGCCTTTGTCTGCTCTATGTCGTGCAGAATTGCCGCGCCTAACCATTCGGGCGGTATGTCTAAATATGTCGTGTGAATTATTACGCGGTTCGGGTCGTAGGTTGCAGCTTCGCGGTTGCACCAGTGACGCGCCGCGCTTGGCGGGTTGTAGCTTTCAAAGATGTAGAACGTATCGCCGCCGCGTAACGCTGATATACGCACGTTTTGCAGGTCGGCGGGTGTAAACTCTGTCTTTTCCTCAATCCACAAAATGCCAAAATAACCCTGCGACACTTTAATAGACTTTATCTTTTCGGGGTCGTCGCACCCAGCAAATATAATCTGCTGGCGTGTTCCGTTTTTGCGTATGTAAGTAATAGGTAGCGCCGTTAATTCGCTTTTCGGGATTTTAAAGCCCGTTCCGCGCTCTTTGGTGTAGCGCAGGTGTAAAATATCAATCGCCCATACGATTTGTTCAAACACGCTGCGGCGCAGGCTTTTTGCCGTCTTGCGCACTACAAGCGCGTTGAGCTTCGGAAATATCGGTATAAGTATGACAATAACAAGGCTGATAAACGACGATTTTGTAGACGCGCGGCCGCCAGTGAACGTGTAGCGCTCTTTTTCGTGGTTCATTATCATGCGGAAATACTTGTTATAAACTTTCGCAAATATGTTACTGCTGTGTATCGTCATCAATAACAATCCTTATTTCGTTGTCTGCCTTTTCTGCTGTTTCCGCGGTTGCCTGCTCGATTACCTGCTGTTCGTTCCAGTTCTGCGGGTCTGTGCATTTCAAGATAAATTGAACTATTCCCGCGTTCGGCTCGGTTTCCTTTATGCGTTTCTGCGTGTAAAGCAGTTTTCCCTCAGTGTCGCGCCGTTCTTCGTATTCCTCAACCTTGCGTTTTTTAAGCAGCTTCTTTGCAGCCATAAGCGCCGATTTGTTAAGCGCGTGCTTTTGCGACGCTTCCAGCATTACCGACGCTTGGCGGGTTGCCTTTACTGTTTCGCCCAGCTCTGTTCTAGCAAGCCATTTCTGTATCGTGTCGCGGTGCAGCCCTGTAATTTCTGCAATAGCCGTGTTTGTCATGCCAGTTTTAACAAGGTTTATAATGAGCTGCTGTGTGTTTATGTCGTCTTTTCGTGGTCGTCCTGCCATTGCGTTTCCATGTAGAAAATATGTAGAAGATAATACAATTTCTACACAAATATAGTCATTTTTGCGTTGTTTTTAATTTTCAAACTTTTCCAGCGGTAATATGCAGCAGCCGTGCGCTTTCGGTTGTTCCCATTCGCGCCATGTCTAAGTCGTCCGCTAGGCTGTCGTCGTTCAGCTTTTCGATTTGGTCTAGCAGCGTGTTTTCTATGTTCGCCCCTCGGTAATTCTCCCAGTCCACAAAGTCCACAATCGTGTCCACTTTGCGCTGGTAAAATAATTCGTGTTTTATTCGCAAATACAAATACGCCGTAAAGCTCTTTGTTATTGCAAAATCCTTTACCCGTAAATAACGGGCTATCATGTATACAATGGCGTTGTGCGCCTTTTCTTCGCGCTCGCTCCGCCTAAGCTTCGCTATTTTTTTTTGCGATTCCGCGATATTCACTATGAACCGCGCCGCAACCTTATAGCCTAGCTGATACATTTTGACTAAGGCGCTTTCGTCGCCTTTAATTTTGTAGTCATACTGGTAATTCAAAAGCCGTTGATTGTCGTTTTTTGGCTCGGGGTAGTAGGGCAGCGGCTTTGTCGGCAACTCGTCAAAATTAAACTCCTGCTGTATTGGCTCCATCACTGAGCGGCTTTTTGCGCAGCGTGGCGCGGTAACTTGTGCCCTGTAACTCTACCGTTTTCGAGCTCTCGGTTAAGCGATCAGCGGCAGCGATTCCGATATAGTTTAAGAAGTCGCGTTTTGACTGGTTGCTTATCAAAACAGTAGGCTTTCGGCGGTTGTAACGCTCGTTTATGATCTGATAAAGCATATATTGTTCGTCGATTCCAGCAACCCCGCGCCCGATTTCGTCAATAACAAGCAGCTTTGCGCGTCCGTAGCCGTCCAATATGTCCGCTTCGGTGTCTTTTGCCGTAAAGCTCTTTGCCCGCCTTATTTTCTCAACAATATTCGGGGCAAGGCGATAAAGCCCGCCGAACTCGCGAACGATTCCGCAGGCAAGGTGCGTTTTTCCCGTTCCGACGCTCCCTAAAAGAATAAGCGTGCAAAACTTCCCGCACTTTACCGCTTCAAGATAACGCTTTGACTGTTCAAGCGCGTTTCGCTGTTCGTCTGATTCAGCCTTGAACGTTTCCAGCGATTCAGCCCAGTATCTCTCGGGAACCGCTTTTCTATAGCGTTCGTTCTTCGCCTGTTCAGCCTGCTTTCGCTCCATTTCCGCCACTTCTTCGTCACGCAAGCCGTATTTTGACAAGTCCATGTCGAAAATGTCTGTTAATGTTTTAATCTCGTCCATATCTCCGCAGCCCATTTATTTTTTTTTGTTTATAAGTTCTTCATAATATTGTCGGGGATTTCGTGTTCGTTTCCCCACATTCCGCCCGCTTTGTGGCGCTCGTTTTCGTGCCGTTTTTCCCACGTCCTAACGCATGCCCGCCAGTCTTTCATTTTCACCACGCCCACTTTCCAGCCTTTGGATTCGTAAAAGTCAAAAAATTGCTGCGCATCTAAGCCGTTCCGCCGTTTCTTGCAATACGCGTCAATATCCGCAACTGTCGGCTTTTCAAACTGCGCGGCTGCTTTTGGCTTCTTTTCTTCCACGGTTCCCTTTTCGGGAACTTTCGCCGCTTCTTCTTTCGGGGCGTTGTACTGGTTCCCCTTGTGGTTTCTTCCAGCCGCCGCGCGCTTTTCCTTGATGCGCTCGTATTTTTCCAGCTCTTGGTTTATTCGCCGCTCGATAATCGTCCATAAACTATGTTCAAGCGTGTTTTCCTCAAGCGGCGGCTTTACGTCATTCAGTGCGTAATTTATAGCGTACATTGCGAAAACGACTTTATAGTCGTCGGGCAAGTCGCAGATATATTCCGCGTGAAATACAAAACTTTCCCTCACTTTTTCACCCCGTATTTTTTAGATTCAGCCGCATATATCTTGCAGCACAACTTTATTACTTCGCCCGTGTCCCCGCTTATATCAAGCTCAGCGTTACATTTTAAGCTGCACGTCATGCCGATATTAAAACGGTGGTCTATCACAAAATCGCCGTATTTGGCGCGGTTCGCTTTTGTGTTTCCTATGCGGTGCGCCCCCTGCGGCTGTCCGTCGCTCAATGGCCGCCCGCACACTTCGCACAATCCGCCCGATACTGCAAGCGCGTAGCGGCGTTGCTCCTTTTCCGCTTCGTTCATTGCCGCTACTCCTGCAATACTATTCCCAAGTCAGCCGCCAGCAGGTGCGACGCTTCTATGAGCTTTGCGCACTCATCCGTACTGCTTTCGCTTTCGCCTTTCGGGTATATATGGCCGTTGATTTCCTCGTAAGGGTAGCCCATTTTTTCAACCGCAATCCGCTTTATTTCGTTTTTCACGGCGTTGTAGCTGTTGCAAGTTTCGTTGCAGATCTGCATTATATGCCCGTTCAAGTGGTGGTTTTGCGAACCCTCGCCAGTGGTGCGGGGCTTTTTCGGCGGTTGCAGGGTAAGCAAAACAAAGCCGTTGTGCTTATCCCTGCATTTATGCAATTCGTGTTTTATGTTCGTCCGCGCTCTGCTGTCTGCTGGCGGTATGAACATAATACGCCCCTCAACGCTCGCAAGCTGTAAAACATACTGAACCATACCGCCTCCTTAGAATATTTCCTGCTGGCTTTCTTCCGCCGGCGCTTCCTGCGGTGACACTCGCTTTTGCAGATCCGCTTTTATCGCGTCGATAACTTCGCGGGCTGTATAATCTTTGCGCATATCGCTGTAGCATTTCATTTCCTCTCTGGAAAAAATCGCCTTGCCGTCCGCGCCCTTGCTGCTTAAAAGCGCCGCCAGTTCCTTTTTTTCTTCGGGCGTTGTTTCTCCGCCTTTTGGCGTAAAAGCAAAGTTCGCAGGCTGTTTCACAACTTCGCCCTTGAACGCTGTTTTTACCGCTTCAACCTGCGCGGGCAGCGGGTCTTTGTATTTGCTGCCGTCCCAGAGTCCCGCGTAAATGTCAGCCGCAACGCCAAGCATTTTTAACGCCGTGCTGAACGCGTCAGTAACCGCCATTTTGTAGCCCTCGTCATTGCTTACGGCCGCACCCTTTTCAAGCTGTACGAGCTTTGAGCCGCCAATTCCGATAATAGGCTCGCTCCATGCGTCGCCGTCCTTTACGAAAACAGCAACCTGCGCGAACGCCAACTTCTCATTTCCCGCGCCCTGCTCAATCCACAATTTTTGCACTTCATACTTCCAGCCAAACCCCACAAGCCCAAACTTTTCAGTCATGGCCTTATAGCGCCATTGCGGGTTTATGTCGGTCTTGCCCTTGAGCTTTCCCGCCTGTATCTCGCGCAGCGCGTTTTTAGGCGGGCGGGCGAGTGATTCATAAGTTTTGATTGCTTCTTCTGTTTTCATTCCGTGCCCCCAAAATTAAAACGGTATATCCTCGGGGAAGTCGTCGCCACTTCCCGCGCTCTGATACTCGCCCGCTGGCTGCTGCGGCGCGCTCTGCGCGTTGTCATTTCCGCCCAAAAGCTGAACGCTGTTAGCGATAATTACAACCTTGCTGTATTTCTGCCCGCCCTTTTCCCAGCGCTGCTGATCCAAGTAGCCGTCGATTGCAAGCTGTTTGCCTTTGCGCACATACTGCTTGATGTTCTCGGCGGTCTTGCCCCAAACGGTCACGTCAAAATAGCTTACGCTGTCGCCCCATTCGCCGTTACGCTTTACGCTGCGGTTTACCGCAATGCTCAGATTAAGGCGGGCTGTGCCGCCTGTCGTGTATACAAAATCACGCTCGCCTATGTCGTGCGTAACGCGTCCGATTTCCAAAACATGATTTAAGTCTGTCATTTAATTTTTCTCCTGTTCCTTTTTGTAAAAGCTGCAAAAATCCTTGCACAAACAATACTTGCCGCACTTTCGCGACACTGCGGTGCGGTGCTCTACATAATACGAGTTTCCCAAAGCTCCCGCGCAGTTTTCCGCGTCTATCAGCGTGTCGAAAACGCGAACGGCGCTTTTACGGCCGTTTTTCATTACGGCGTATTTGTCAGATTCCGCCCAGCGTTCCTCTGCTGTGCACGGCTCTATATCGTCGTCGCCCATAAGCTCGGCGGCTTCGATTGCCTTTACTTTGTTTGTGATTCTTTCGCCTGCCTGTTCCAGTTCTTCGGGCTTTACGTCGAACTCATACACAAAAACGGGCGCTTGCGGGTAGCTGCTGTCTGTTTCCGCTTTGGTCATGCTGTGGTCTTTCATAAGCGCGATAAAACGGCAGTGTCGAACGTCAAGCCCGTTCTGCTTCAAAAGCCACGCGTATGTCATGCCCTGCTTGTACCAGTCTGAAAAGTCGCATTTCATTATCTTGTACACGCTGGCGGTTTTCCAGTCGTTTATAACTCCGTGCTCCATGTCGTAGCTGTCTACAACGCCAGTAACGCGGGATTTAGAAACGGCAGTGTCGAACTTTTCTTCGTGAAAATTGCCGTCCTCGTATTTTTCCATGATTGCATGAACGGCAGTTCCAAAAGTCGCCCATACCTGCTCGCTTGCGTCTACTGTGAACTCGCCCCAGTGCCGCTCTTGCAGGATAATTTCTTTCACGCCCTTGTTAAGTGTTGTTGCTGAATAGCAGCCAGCCTTATTGTGGCGTTCTACGCTTACAGCTTTGACGAACGCTTCGGGCAAGTGCAATTTGTTAGTTACTTTCATCGTTTGCCCCCTTTTCTTCTGCTGGATCCACAACTTTACAAGTGAGTGTAAAAGTTTTATTGCCGTTGTTTTTGATTTCGATAACTTCAAAATACGGCTCTGTGACAGAATATCCGCGCAGCTGTTCGCAGATTTTCAAAATTTCGTTTTTCATTGTTCGCACCTCGTAAAAAAATATGTTCGCCCATAAAGCGGCGGGGCTTGCCATAGTTTCCCGCCCGCCTTACAAGCTGCACGGCAGATTTCGCGAAAATCTACCTGTCGGCGTGTTGCGCCGTCTACCTATTTTTGGCTTAGGGCTTGGCAGATTATCCCATCGGAACACGCGGGATTTGAACCCGCCTTTAAGCGCCCTCTGCGCATGCTCCCCGTTACAAGCAGCCGTGCTGCTTCAAAAGCTCCATTGCTTCGTCGCCGCTGTGAACGACAAAAGCAACGCCACCCTTGCGGTTAATGTCGTTGATTCTCGCTTCCTGCGCAGGCGATAACTTCCCGCCCACTGGCCGTTTACATTCAACCGCCAAAAATCGCCCGTGGTTGTCGTAGCCCTCAAAATCGCAGGTGCCAGCTTCCGCCGTTTTTATAAAACGCATGTTCTGTCCCTCGCCGATTTGAAAGCACCCCGTATTTATTCGCTGCAACTTCAAACCAGTCGCTTTAATAACTGTCTTTACTTGCTGAATTACCGCGCTTTCGGGAACGTCCTTTAATTCCATAACGCCCCCAGCTTCTCAGCCTGTTTGATAAAAAAAATCAAAGTAGCAGGCTTTTGAATTGCCTGTGTTTCTGCGTTAAGCGCAAGATCTATTTTTCTCTGAAAATTAAAAACTGATTCAGCCTTGATTTGTCCGCAAACAATAACGCCGTTTTTAATCTGTCCTGTAACGCCGCGGTAAGTTAGAAAAGTGCCGTTTACATTCGCGTAACCTTTGCAATCAAAGTTTATGCCGTTTGATTTCTGCCAGCTCGAAAAAGCCTGTATAAATGCCTGTCGTGAGATTTCGCCCGCGCTGTAGCTTTTTACCAGCGCCAAGAGATAAGGATTGTTTTTTTTCATTTTGCACACCTATAAAAAAATAAAGCCCACTTTGGATTGGTGTGTTATCCTCTGTGGGCTTAATTTTTACGAGTTACCGTATAGCCACCCGTACCGACACAAGCGGCTATACAACACACCAAGATATAGCAGCTCGTACTTTCTCGGGGTGTACACTTTTTTGATTATTGTTGATATTCTGCCGTGTTTCTATTGACAGTATTTTTATGCGATGATAGAATGCGCCCATGCAAAACGCAATTCCTTTGGCGATGACTTTCGACGGTTTTTCACCTGCTTACCTTTACTTCGAATTTTATTGGTTTTCTCGTGCAGAGCGGAAGGTTTCGCCGAAGCGAATTGTGCTTTACTGAACTTGTGAACCTTCCGCGGAGGGTTCTTTTTTTTTGCATTTTCAGCGGAAAA